CCATATTTTCTAACAATTACGTTTGTACTAAATAATCTTTGTAATCGTTTTCTTAATGATGCCATAATATTTTCTTTTATTTATTATAAATATAACTAACTACAGAAGCCATGTTAAATTTTCATTATCTTGACCATTATTCCAATCCCAACTGTCATTTGGATTCTGATCTTTGTTTGTATAAATACTATAATCAGTTTTTTGAAATTTAGATAAAGCTCGTTTATTTAATTCAATTCCTTGTTGTCTTAATTTTAAACTTGTATCTCGTAACCATAACGCAATAGCAAAACTCATTACTAAATCGTCATTATATCCTATTTGTGCTTGAGGTTTACTATTTAACCATACAAATACAAATAATTCTTGTATCAATCTTTTTGAATGTATAATAGGACTCTTTTCTCGCATATACATTTCTAATGCAGATATCATTAATGGTCTTGTTCTCGATGTAGTAGAAACTCCTGGAACCATTTGTGATTTATCTTTTTGATCATAACCTTTTCTTAGTTGTATATCTAAGTCTACATATCCATCATCTTTATATGTATAAAATAAATTTTCATAACTTCTATCTAATGCTGGTTGTATTGCGGCCCAACCAATATTTGCATTTTCAATTGCTAGTAATGCATTGTTCCATTCTGTTGCAACCGTTACTAACATATTACCAAAATCTTTTGGAGGAATTTTGCCTTTATATTCTGCAACTTGTTTTATTGACTGCACTTCAATTACATGAAATGCCGACCAATCTGCTCCATCTCCCCTAGCAACATCTGCTACTACTAAGTAATCTTTTGAATAATCTGGATATTCCCAAATCCAATATCCATTGTCATATCCTCTTTTTTCTATCGGCTCAATACATTTAGTTTCATATTCTTGTAATATTAAACCATCTACTACAGTATGTCCAGAAGATATAAAATCGCAATCACATTCTTGAGCTGCTCCTCTTTCTCCTAGTAATTGTGTTTGTTCATCTCTCCATGATTGATCTCGTTCTGGATGCAATTTCCAATCTAACTTAATTGTTTGGAATCCATTAACACCAGTTTCAGCATCTGCCCATGTTTGATGAAACCAATTACCAATACCATTTGGAGTAGATAACACAATGGCTCCTCCACCAGTAGATAATGTTGCTTGAGAAGCTACCCATATTTCTTCAATATTTCTAATAAATGCAGCTTCATCAACTATTAATAATGATAATGCTTCTGATCGTGCTCCGGTTGATGCACTAGATATTGCTTTAATTTGCGAGCCATTTGCAAATTTTAACGATAATTTATTATTTGTAACTATATTCGTTTTTAGCCAGCTTGGTAAATTTTCATTCATTATTTGAACTTTACTTACTAAGTTTTTAGCGACATCTTGGGTAGTTGCTATAACTAAAACGTTGAAGTCTTCATTAAATAACATTGACCATAAAGCATATCCTGCAGATAATGTTGATATACCTAACTGTCTTGATTTTAGAATAACATTGTATCTATTATTTTGTAATGTAGTTAATGATTCTTCTTGGAATGGAAATAAGTTAAACTTAATTTTTCCTTTTGTAGGATGTTGAATATAACAAAATTGCCGCATAAAATATACAGGATCTTCTGCACATTTTTTATACTGCTCTTGAATTATTTTTTTTATATTTTGTTTTTCGCTCACTGAACTACTTCAACAATCATTTTTCCTGTTAATACCGCAGTTAATATTCCAGAACCAAACCATATAACTTTATGATCATACCATTTTGGTTTTAAATATTTTTCTCGCTGTATATACAATTCTATATTATTATTTAATAATTCTATTTTCTTATTTGTATATAATAATTCAATAGAATCTAATTTTCCAATTGTTTCTAATTCAGATATCAATGCATCTTGTTGTGAAATAATTTTAGTATTAATTGAATCTAAATAATACAATGAATCCAATGTTTCTGAAATTTCTATTATTTCATTTTCTGTAAAACAAGTATCTGGCATTTGTCCAAAAAGAAACAATGGCCATAATAATATTATAATAAAATATTTTTTCATTTCCTAATTTTCTTTTTGATATTTGCTTTTGCACTTTTAACTGATTTTTTTGGTGCTGCTTTTTTTGGAGCTGCTTTTTTTGCTTTAGTAGAAGCTATTTGTTTTTTTGTTGTTGTTACTTTTTTCTTTGCAACAGTTTTTTGTTTTTTAACTTCTTCTATTTTTCCATCTAATTTATTAACATTAACATTGTTATCATCAATTTTCTTTTTTGCTTGTTCAGCTTTTTTATTATTTGATTTTTTTCCAAAAATAAATATTAATCCAAATATACCAGCAACAACGCCAGCAATAATTTTCCATGTTTTTTTAATCATTGTTTTTTTCCTTTTTATTTAAGTTTTCTAGAAACTTGGTTTTAAAATTTGTAAATTCATTTTCTATTTTTTCTTCAAATTCTTTAGGTGTCATTTTAGCAGACCAATGTTCCAATTGTCCATCTGCATTCATAACTGTACTAGATGCTTGAGTATATACTTCTTTTAACATTTCAACATCTTGTTCTGCTCGCTTCAACCAAGACATTGCATTTTCAGTCATTTTTTGACGTTCATATTCTTCGTATTTTCCTTGTTTTTTTAATTCATGCTCCATATCAATAACACAATCTAAACACATACCATGTATAATACGCATTTTTTCATCAACTGGCCCAAAGGTTGTTTTGCAACAATCTTTTTTACAATTAGGATATGAATTAAGATATTGTTGTACTTCTGCAGAGATTGAATTTTTTGGTTTTTTTACTCGGAATCCATTTTGTTGTTCTATTGTATATATAGTACCATTTATTTCTTCTTCCCATATTTCTCCTATTTCTCGACGCTTGTTTTTTTCTGCTTTCTGTTTAGCATCAGTAAATCCGTGAGTTTTTTTAGTTTGAAATGCATGAGTACCATCCAACATTTTCTGGATGGCTTTGATGTTTTGTAACTTTTTTGCCATAAAATTTAAAATATTAAATTAATATATTATAGATCTTTAGGATCCATTTTTTGTAATGATCGATCTACTAATCTTTTCATGAAAGCTAAAAATTGTATTTTACCTCTAACATCTTTTTCATTTAAAAATTGATTAATAGTTTTCATCATTAATGTAACTTGTGCTAATGTTCCAGGCTTTTGTTCTAGTGCTTCTAAAAATTTAGAAACTCTAGGATCTCCTGTGTCTCCTGGTTGAGAATCAGCTCCGCCTTCTGGTTCTGCAGGTACGTCTGGTTCTGGAGCAACTTCTGGTTCTGGTGTAACTTCTGGCTCGGCCGGCATAGGACTATCTGCAGGTTCAGCTGGTGCTTCAGGAGCAGGAGCCGGCTCCGGTGTATCTGCAACTGGTTCTTCTACAGGTTCTTCTGTTGGTTGCTCTATATCGTCAGTTTCTTTATTTTCTTGTTCTGATAAAAATTTAACAACTTTTCTTTTTACAATTTCTTTTACCAATTGTTCTTTTTGCTCTTTAGTTAGTTTTTCTATTTGTGTCATATATCCACCATCTTTTTTTGATAAGGTATCAATTAATTCTTTTGCATCTTCTTCTTGATTCTTTACTAATGTTTTTAATGCATTAGCCGGCATTTTAGAATCACCATCTTGTAATTCTTTAGTAACATATATTTTATCAGAATCTTTTACGTTAGGTACCATGTTTTCTACATCATCAATAACTTCCTTATCATCTTTTCTAGGAACTTCCGGCATTGGCTCTCCAGATGCATTTGGTACCATACCTTCAACTTCTTTGTCAATAGTATAATCTTTTAAATCTTTTCTAGCTTTATGCTTTTCATTTTTTGGGTGTTTATATTTAGCCATTTTAACTTCCTGTTATATTATTTTATATAAATATTATCTAGAATACTTTAATGTTCCTAATATTTGATTTATAGGAGCAAACGCTCCTGTTAACTTATATGTGTTTCCTCCATATGTGAAAACAATTCCTTCAACGGGGACTATTTTTTCAAATCCTCCTAATCTTTTTATTCGTTCTAATTGTTTCTTTAAAAGATCCATTTTTGTAATATCATTGGTAGATCTTAATGTACGAATTATTTGAGCTATTTCTTTTCGTATTGATTGTACTGCTCGAGCTGGATTTGCTGCTAAGAAATTAGATGCATTTTTCATTATTTCAGCTCCTAATTTTAAAAATATTGACTCAAATGGCTGTAAATTATCTTTTTGATATTGTTTGAAATCTTTTTTGTCAAATAATGATACCCAATCTAAAAATTCTTGATTATCAATTTGTTTTTTAATTTTTACAATTGAATTTGATTTATCATTAAATGACCATCTATTAGTTAATTGTTCAATTAAATTATCAGATATATCATAATTCACCTCATTAGCTTTTTCTTTTATAACATCTCTCCACCAAGCTTTATGATAATCTGACAAATAACTAGTATCTTCTAATTGATATTTATCACGTAATTGATCTAATTCTTTAAATAACGCATCTTCATAGTCTTGAAAATTTTCAACTCTTCCTACTTTAATTTTTTGAGGAGGTATTAAATTAAATGTTTTTTGCATATGAGCATTTGCATCTTGTATAGCTTTTTGTATTACTGCTCCACCTGTCATATCTGTTTGAACAACATTTCCTTCTTCATCATATTCAACTAAATTATGAAATTGTAATACTGCTATTTCATAAGCTATAACATTTTTTGTTTCAGGATAAATAATTTCCATATTAGCAAATACTTTTCCATTTTGAAAAATACTTTCTAATTTGCTTTTTCCTACTTTTGAAAATGCAGCTTCTAAATCATTTCCAGCTTCTCCAAATGCATCTGATATAGGACCTCTTCCAGCAAACTTTGCTTGTAATCCTTCAACTGATAATGGATTTACTCTTTCTGTTTTATTTCTAGCAAATTTAACTGCTCCGTCTTTATATGTAACGAATATATTTTGTCCGTCTGTTTTTTCAGTAACAGCATTTTCTATATCCAATCTTCCTTGTAATCCACGTGCAATCATTTCTTTGAAATCTCCAAATGTTAATGATTGTGATCTATTTTTATCAAATGGATGTGACATATGTCCAGCCAATCCACCTTCATTTAAATATTTTGTTCCAAATACTGTTTTTGGATAATCATCAAAATCATATACAAATCCACGATCATTTTTCTTGTCTAAAAATTTTCTAAGTTTTTTAATCTTCTTTTGATGTGCTTCAACTCCTTTTGGAGTCATATATCCAACACCCATTTGTTCTGCTATTTCAGTTGCATCATTTTCAAATTCTTGTAGAAACCATTCTTTAGTAAGTGATGATGGACTACTAAGCATTTGCCAAAGATTTTTAATAATAGATTCATCATAGTTAGGGTAACTTGCTGCAAACGTTTCATAATTGTTATTGACAATTGCAACTCTTACTGCGGAAGCAGATATTGCTTTATCTTTATCTTCGCCATCTTTATATTTTAATGGATCAACAGAAACTGTTAATTCAACTGCATCAACACCTGCAGGTATTTTTCTTCCTTTTCTATCGCCAGTTAATTTATATTTATCTACATTTGGTAGAAATGTTTTTACTCGAACATAATCTTCATCTTTTTCTGATGCAGCTAATGCAAATTGACCTTGAGCGTCTTCTGGTAATGCAAATAGATATTCATATGCAGCCATTATAGGAGAATTAAAATCCGTTGGCTGTATTTCAATGTTATTGTTTCTGTTTAACAAATTAAACATTTTTATACTAGTATCTCTTGTTATACCGTCTCGCTCTTTTGGACCTATTAGCATGATAACTTTGTCAACACTAGGGTTTTGAGCGTATCTTTGAGCAAGAGCCATATGTGCTCCTGTTATCGGCTTGAAGCCTCCTGGAAATAATACTGTTACGTTGTTCATTTTATATAAATATCATTATTAATTATTTAACTAGTAAATCCTGGAAAGTCCCCTTGTGCTTGTGCAATATTTGCTGCTGTTAACGATCTTGTTGCTATTACTCCAAAATTATCAAGTCGGAGTGCATGATTTGCACTACTTGCTGGAGTACCAGGACCGAATTCTGCTAAACTCTGTTCTACTGTTACTTGAACTAATTTAGATTGATTTGCTTCTGGTATATCTACTATAAGAGCTTCGTCTCCTTGAAATACATGTGCTGTTATTCCTAATCCGTTAGTTCCGTCTGATTGGCTCCTAGAAGTTAAAAATGTTTTAACTCCTCCAGATCCCATAGAAGTCCAATTATCATAATTAGTAGGAACTGTTAAACTATTGCTAGACATCGACCCAGAATTTGATAACGTTTTAAAAGTAAATCTTGTTTGTCCTCTAATCGATTGAGCCGTAGATAAACTTCCGCCGCAGGATGTATACTGTCGTCCATGTATTATTAAACTATTTTCATATGGTAATAAATGGAAATAATAATATGCAACTACATCAAAATCAGATGTATTTGAATTAGGAAATCCACTAGCAGCATTTCTAGAAAATGATTGTGATACTGAAACAACTTGTCTTCCCATATTTCTTCCATCTACAAGTCCTATCCTTGTATCTAATAAAGGTACTACTTCAGCACCAGCTCCTGTAAGATTAGAAACACGTCTAAAATAAGCTTCTGATCCAGATATAACACCAGCTGATGTTAATTCAAATGATGGACTGGAATCTGGAGTTCCTAGATTTGTTGAAGATTTAAATTTATCTGTTTCAATTATAGTTCCTCCAATTGTTCCACCGGTGGCATTTATTGTACCGTCTGTATTTAATTGGAATTTTGATGATGAAATTTCTAGGTTTCCACTTGATCCGGATATAAATTGTGTTGAAGGATTGCCTAAGAAAAATGTTTCTGTATGAACATCTAATATACTCGGATTTGTTCTATATCTAAAAAAGTTATTTGCATCAGTAACCATTTCTAATCCTACACCTTGATATATAGTTTCTGATTGTTGCGGTAATGCAGATCCAGAAAATAATAAGAATCCTCCAGCGCCAGATCCAGTTGCTTGATTGAATCCTTCATAACCTAATGATCTAATATATCCAGTATTTTGTAATCCAGATATTTCTACACCAGATGATAATGTATTAGCAACAAATAAAGATCCAGTTAACATTGAAAATCCACCGTCTATATATCTATTACCACCTTCAAAATTTAAGTTTCTAACAAAATTAACAGTATTTGATTTATCTCCTAATCTATTATAATATTCAATTTTAAATGATAATTGATTGCCAGATTTAATTTTTGTTGGTATTTCTGTTCTAAATCTTGTATAGTTTGGAGTATATCCATATTCTGCATCAGTTAATGTTCTAATATCAGAAATTTGCCAATCTCCAGATTCAATTACAAATAACAATACTCCAGTGCCAGATTGATCAGAATTAAATTCAAATGATATGTCATCATATCTTTTTGAAGTTCCTAAGCATTCTATTTCACCAATTTTTTTACCTAATTTTTTTGGAAGTTCCTGATTAAAATTATCAGTTGAATCAAATGTAAATGCAGAGCCAGATGCATAAATTGATAATATAGGATTTATGTTACCAGATTTTTGTGCAAATGCATCTAATGTTACTGTATACATTGATTGGCTTACAAAAATACCAGAAAATTGATCTTTCAATTGAAATGTATATACATTATTTGAATTTGATAAATCTAATGTTCCTGCTATAGCAGTTGCATAATTTATTGAGCTTGTTGTCCAAGTTAATGTAGGAGCAGCTATTTCTGTTTTTCCTTGATATGAATGTCCTTCCCAATATGTATCAATGGTGCTTTGTGTTTCAAAAATTCCTAAAGATTTGTCTGGTGTTAATGATGATGTAGAATCAATAAATATTTCAGTATTTGGTAATAATATATCATTAACTTGTTCAAATGTTCCAACAGTTCCTGCAGAATTTAAATACACTTTGATTCTAGAAATATCCCCAGTGTCAGGTTCTAAATCAGATATTTGTATTAATGCAAATGATTCTGAATTTTGTGTTGGAGTATATTGAGGAGTTGCTTCATATTCAATTTGAAATGCTGAATTATTAAAACTATTAAACGTATGTGATAAATTGCTTTGAGTATCAAAAACTTCATATGGAAAATCTAATTGCAATGTAGTGTCATTTAATACTTTACTAATAGTACTAGTATATGAAGTTGAGCTAGCATTAATATCAGATGTAGGTAAAGGATTAGATGGGGTCGGTACTGACAATGTACCGTTAATCATATCTCCGTTAAATTTACCTCCAGTTAAAATTGCAGTTGGTTGATTATTTTGTGATATAAAACTTATTTGTCCTGTATTATATATTGGAAATTGTCCGTTTGTATATGTTCTATTTAATTGAACTCCAACATTTTCTGATATTGTTACTTTTGGTAAATCATCAAAAATAACAGTTGATGTATTTAAATCTAATGGGTTGACTGGTATAGTTCTTGTCCATTTAGCATTTAATTGATTTTGAAAATTATTAGGAATTTGTTGATTATTAATCTTTGTTATTTCTGTAACAAATATTATAGTTGCATTACCAGGAGCAGTATCTTCATATATGTATATTGAAAGTACTCTAGATCCATCTTGATCTATATAATCTATAAATTCTGAATATATAGTATCTCCATTTGAATCCAATATCTCAACATCTATAGGAGCTCCTACTTTTAAAGAATTTAAATTACCACGAAATTTAATTAAATTTTTACCAACAGTTAAATTATTTGGAAAAAAACTAATATCAAAAATATCTGGTGATAATAGTGAAGAATCAGAATAATACGTATTTAATGTATCATATCCTTTATATGTAGCAAGTTTTCGAGCCATTCATCAAGTTTCTTTTTTATAAATATCAAACATGTTGAATATGACTGAAATTTTCTATCTTATTAACTTCAATTAA